GGAACCCAGCGGACCCCAGTTAGCGCGGAAGGCAACAGCGACAACGCCGTTACGGACGGCAGACAGCTCGGTGCCGCCGCCGTTCGTCTCGCGGAAGTATACGCCGGGGCGAACCTTTACTTCGCCGTTGGAATAACGTCCAGACATATCAGTTCACTTTCCTTTCTGCAAAATCTTTGATGATCTTCTTCGCTTTTTCAAGCGAACAGCGTTCTACCTTGTTGAAGGTGAACGCAGCTCTTGCAAGGTCAACGCTGTACCCGAACAGGCGGGGTGCATTGGCCGCAATCTCTGCCGCAGCATAGACAGGCTCTTCCGCTACGCGGGCGGCGGTGGTCTTGGTGGTTTCCTTAGCCACGGTACTCACTCCTTCGTCGTGAAGTCGGTGTTCGCATTTGCAAGGGGCGGGTCAGGCTTCTTGCCGTACCACTCCTGCAAAACGCCGAAGTGACCGCTTGCTTGAATCTGCCCTTGTGCGATGTAGTTGAGGTGCGGCTTGCAGACAAAACTCTTGAGGAAAAGCGGCGACTTATCCTCCATCGGGATGTGTCCAGCAAGCGCATGGGCGGTGTTGAGGCGAACGAGGTTGTAGAGCCTGTCGGCTGCGCTTCTCGCGTACACATGACCTTCCACGGAGATGTTCAGCCAAGTGTGCGTAAAGTGCTTGCGCTGTACGCCCTGCGACGTGAGCCGCCAGTAAACAACCGGCTTCTCCTTCGTAGGGACAATCCAGCCCTCAAATTCATCGTGACCGATCACAATCGCGGACGGCAGGAGCTTCTTCGTCCATTCGTTCAGCGCCTTGATCGGGTCGGGGTACATTGTGTACTGGCAGGGGCAAGCCATGATGTCGAAGGTCAGCGACACGCCAACAATTCTGACCGTCTCGTCCTCGTTGGTCTTGACCTCGAAAGCATCGGACCGCACCCAAGCAAGGCAGTACGCATCATCGTCTGCCTGCGCAAAGGTGGAGTGCAGGAGATCTCGCACGACGTACTCGATATCCTCCGGCTCTGCGCCAAATCCCGTGTCGCACCAGATATGCAGCAAAAGCAAGCCGCTGGTGTTCCGAGAGGGGTTTTCCTGCATATCAACGGTGTAGTTGATACGCGGGTACTGTTTATCGCCCCAATCCTTATCGTCAGCGGTTGCCGGACGCTGATAGAAGATGGCGGGTCTGCCCTTGTACTTCGCCAGCAGGGAGGAAAGCGCTTCGCTGTCCGTAAGCCGCTGGTATAACATCTCGTACAGCTCCATGCAGATACTCCTTTACAGGCTGATGTCGAACGGCTCTGCGTAGATCGCAGACACCTCGCCCTCGGATTTCTGGACAATTTTGTCCGCAAACGGACGCGGGGCGATCATGCCGCCCGGAGTACCGTTCTCCATGTAACCAGCGTAAGAAACGCCGCTTTCGATGGCAGGGTTTTGATGTCTTGAGCCATATTGGACAGGACGCCAGCTATTGCGGAGTGTTCCGCTTTTGACGGCAGGCGGCTCGCCGGGGGCAGATGCCCTGTGACTGCCGTACATCCTGCCGCTGCGCGAACCACGCAGCACTTCGAGGGATGCGTTCTTCAGAACCATAGATGCCCTGAGAGCGCGTTGCGGAAGCTGCTGCTCCACTTGGGAGAAGGCGCTTCTTGACATGCCAACGAGGTCAATCTTAAAGCCCATTCAGATCACCGCTTTCCTCGCAGTAGTAGATGGTGTCGATGTCCATTTCGCCCTTGTTGTGTATGGCCTGAACTCGGAACCAGCGGGTTTCTTTGCCTCGCTTGACCAAAGCAAGGATGTCCTGCTCCTTGGCGATTGGACCGCCGCGCTGGATGAGGTCATGCGTGACATTCACACCCATCTGGTGGAAAGTCTCGCGCTCTTCAGGCTTTGCAACAGACAGGATGCAGCGCAGTACGCCTTTGAGCTTCGGGTTGCCAGTCTTTCCAACGCGGCCCCTTGCGCTTACTTCGCTGTCTTTCTCATACACATTGAAGGACTTGGGGAATTGTTCAGGTCGGGTCATGCCGATTCTGCCATGCTTCAGCATTTATCATCACCCCGATACGGCATGGGCGGTTTCACGTAAGGATTCTGCATCATGCCGCCATAGAAGTAATGGCCTCCATCTTCTGCGTTGCGGACGGAATCGTTGACCGCGCCCGACGTGGGAATGTTGATGGCAGCGTCGGCCTCTTTCTTGAACTTATCGCGCAGGGCAATCCAGCGCTCCGCTCTCTGATTGAGACTGAACCGCGTACCGTCATCTTGCCAGTCGGTTTCATAGGACAGGCGCATACAAACCGCGTCTGCCAGTTTGTACAGTACCCGCTTGAACTTGGGCGTTTCATCAAGGACTGCCTGAATCTCCTCGTCGCAAAGCATGCACGTTTCCGCGCCACCATCGACGAGAATATCACCCAGCTCAAAACGCACTCGGCTGATGGTCGAGCCTTTCAGCTTGGTCGGGTCGTAGGTGTAGGTGTAGGTTGCCATTACTTCTTGGCCCCCTTCTTCCCGGTGGCCTTGGGCTTCTCGGTGGTTTCTTCAGCCTGCTTCTCTTCGTCGGTGGACTGGATCTGCTGCTGATCGGTTTCCTGAGTGTTCTCAGGCTCCTTGTCGCCTTCATCGGACTGCTTGGCTTCGTCGGTGGACTGATCGTTGGTCAAGTCGCCTTCGTTGCCGGTCTGAGCGGGCGTGTCAGCAGTTTCCTCGGCGCGTTCGCTCACAGAGAGCAAACCGAACTTGATAAGAGACTTCACCCGCGTGGGGTCGATCAACTTTTCAGGCACTTCATCGCCGATGTGGTACTCCTTGCCGCCGAATCTGCAAGGCTTCTGTGCGGTATAGATTTTCACGGTCGTTTTCCTCCTTTCTGCGGAAGATAAAAGAAAAAGAGCGCCGTTAGGCACCCTTTGCACCCGAAGGGAGATGGTCGGACTGCCCTCCGGGCGAGGGTGACACCCTTGCGAGGAGGTGGAACACAAGCGGTTGCGCTTATAGCGCGGCGCAGGAATGGGTAACATCAAAAACAGGCTGATTTTGCGCGTAAGAACCCTGAAATCGGGCTATTACGCGCAATTTTTCGTACAACCTGCTGATAAACTGCGTTTTACACGCACTCGGTCAGGAAGTAGCCCAGCTCGTCGCACACCTTTTCGGGGGTGTAGGACATCAGGCCCTCGACGTACTCGGTATGAGTACCCTTCTCACCTTCGTACTGATCGAAGGCAAGGTACTGGCCGTTGCCCAGCATATCCCACGCGAAGGTGTAGCCCGCAGAGGCTTCGTCGATGGCAGGATTCGGGGCAGCGTAGCACAGCAGAGCGCCCTTGCTGTCGCAGATGAACTGCATATCCTCTTCGCCGAGGCCACCGGCGTTGTAGGTGCTGTTCAGCACGACAACGCGGTCGATTTCGAGAAGCTGCGCCAGCACGTTCTGGTTGATGGTGGCGGGGTTGGCGGTAGAGCCGCTGTACTTCACGCGCTCAAGGATCTCCGGGTTGCGCTTCAGACCTTCGTAGGCCTCAACGCCCAGCGCCAGAGTGTTGGGGTTGCGGCGACCGTTGCGCTTCATCTCGGTACGCAGACCGCCGAAGAAGTGAACAGCGTCGAAGTTGGCATCATCGAACTTGTAGAACTGCTTAGAACCGGGGGCAGCGCCAGTCACGCCGGTGTATTCATTGGTCCAGATGCCGGTCTTGAAGTAACCTTCAGCGAACACGCGGTCCATGTGCAGCTTCATCTGCTCGGTGGCAAGGCGAACCTTGGCACGGCGCGGGTCAGAGATGCCCGGAGTGCCAGCACGCTGGTAGTCGAGGGCGACGATCTGGTCAATGCCGACGATGATCTGATCGACCTCGCACTTGTACAGCGCCTCCTCAGAACCGAAGATCATGGGCTGAACCTTGCCGAACTGCGGCTTGCGCTGCACGTTGTCACGGGCAAGGTCAGCCTTGCTGAACTTGTAGTAGTGGCTGGTGGAGAGCTGCACCGGCACGATGGGGAAAATGAACGGGGACACAAACCAGTCATCGGGCTGGAAATGCGCGACGGACAGGTTGGTCAGATAGTTATTGGGCTTCCAGCCCTTGGCGATCTGAGCCTGAATGCTCTGATTGGTAACGCTCATGGTGGTTTACTCCTTTCAGCTTGGATTAAGCCGCAGCGATGCGGCAGATCAGCACCTTGGTGGGCTTGTTGGCCTTGCCCGCTTCAAGGGCAATCGCCAGCGCAGTACCAGCAGCAGCCTTAACAGCCTTGCCGGACGCATCAGCAGCCAGCAGGTCGCCAGCAACGAAGTCGCCGCCAGCAATCCACAGGCCAGCTTCCTTGATCTGGACGTGGACGGTATCACCGGCCTTGCAGTCGTCGTCGGTGGTGGCAAGGGCAATACCGATGCACAGCTCACCAGCGCCAGCGGTAGCCAGCTTGCCGTTGCCGTCGAACTTAACGGCGGTCAGCGGGGCGATAGCGCCAGCAGCCTCGCCGCAGAGGGTCGCAGAATCATTGATCGCATGAGTGAGGTAAGACATAGGTTTTCTCCTTTCTGCCGCTTTGGATTAGCGGGACTTTTCGTACTCCTGAACCAGCTCAGGGTGAGCGCAGCAGGCAGCGTCAACAGCGTCAGCCCAGCGCATACCGGGCTTGGACTTGATGATCTCCTGCGCAGCGGCCTCGATCTTGCCCCAAGCATTGTCGCCGGAGCTGCCTTCAGAGCCGCGTTTGCCGATCTCGCTGAACACGCCGGACTTTTCGACAGCGGCAAGGTTGCTGTCCAGCAGGCCGATCATGTCGTCGTAAGCGGAGCCGCCCGCAGCCTTGAGGGACTTCAGGACAGGCACCAGCTCTTCGGGCTTCTTGCCCAGCAGAGCGTACTTCTTGGCAACTTCGGTGAGCTGCTGGGTTTCGACATTCTCACGGAACTCGCGGGCCTTGCGCAGCTCTTCCTGAATGGCGGGATGCAGACCCTTGTGGATGTCATCATCGCCAGCGGGAGCCGCAGGAGCCTGAGCGGGGTCGGTGGTCGGCGCAGCAGGAGTGGCAGGGGCCTCTTCGGTGCCAAAGCGCTTGGCGAGATCATCGAAGGTCGCCTTCTCTTCAGGGGTCATCTTGCTGGTATCAAAAATCATATCGGTTGCTCCTTTCTTGACGGGCGGTTCGTTGCCGCCATCGTCGTCATGGTCATCATCGTCCGGGTCATCTTCTTCCGGGTCGTCATCGTCAGGCTCGTCGGCTTTAATGACAGGATCGCCTTCGCCGCTTGCCCCTTTCTCGATAAGCTGACTGAGGTTGTCGCGCATCTTTTCAAGGGTGGCGACATCCTCCTTGACAACGGCCTCTGCACTCTGAGCTTTGGCCCAATTCTCCACATTTCCCTCAAAGGCTGTGGAGAACTCCGAAAGACTTTGCTTCAGCAGGGCAGCTTTCTCCTCGTCGCTCTTCTGCGGGTCGAAGAGGATACTGCTCACGCTATCCATGAACGCCCAGCTCATGGGATAGACTTCGCCGGACATGATCTTGTCGTAATCCCGTTTCTCTTCGCCTTCAGCAAAGGTGAAAGCAGCCTTTTCGACCGGCTCTACACCAAACGCCTTGGCGATACTTTCGATCAGGCGCTTAATCACGCCCTTCTCGGCTTCGGTGGGGGCATCTTCCGCAACGGTCGGATGACCATCACGATTCTTGGCAAAGCAGATGTGAGCGTCGGGATTTGCACCCTCATCCACAAAGGCCACGCGCTTCACCTTGAGCCTTTTGAGTTTCGTAGCCATCGTGCGCTACCTCCTATTCAACCTTGTCTCGGATGGCCTGCCCTTCGATGGAGAACATCCTGTAAGTGCCGTCCTTGACCTTCTCCCAAACATCGTCGTCGATGACGCGGAAACCAACCCACCAGCCGTAGGGCAAGGTGCCAGCGGGGATGTTGAGCAATGCCATCTTGTCGGCGGTAAAAACCATACTCTCGACCAAAACGGCAATATCAAAGCCGCCCCGCTCGTGCATTTCACTACCTTCGCGGTAGAACTGCACGAAATCGTAGGCGGCTGCTTCCAGTTCGGGCATCTCAACGATGTCCTCTTGCCAATCTAAGACCTGTTCGCCGTTGGCTCTCTCTGCAACAGATGCCCAGCCGAAGGCAAGGCGTTCTTCGTCATCGCTCTTGGCGATCTTGAAGTTGCAATGCAGAGTGCCAGCGCAGGGGTCAGCTCGCGGCTGCTGCTGATGGGAGATCAGATAATCCTTGAAAGTCTTGCTCATTGTCATCCGTCCTTTCCTCGACGGGGGTTCTTGCGCAGGTACTGCCCAAAGGTCTTTGCGACAGTCTGCTTCAATTCAGCAGGCGCTTGCTGCACCACATGGACAGCTTCGGCCTGAATCTGCATTTTACCAGCCAATACCGAAGTCGCCGCCATTGTCCGGCACCTCCTCTGACACGTCGATGTATACTCTCAGCGTTTCGTCATCGACCCAATCCTCACGGTAGTCATCGACACGAAGCTGAGTTTTCGGGAACAGCACCTCGTCCTGAGACTTCATCTCGGACAGGTGGCTGATGTTGACACCAGACTTACCGTTGCGCATGGACATGAATACCTCGACGCGATATTCAGCCTCTTCGTCGTTGCCTGTTCTGGCATCGACGATATTGCGCATGTAGCTCTTCTTGCTTGTCCAGCTCGTCATGGTGTCGGTCTGGACAAGGTTGCCCTTTTGATAAGTAGATCGGAACGCTTCCCAAGCGCCGGTGTCGTAGTCACCGCCCACATCGAAGCCAAGGCCACGATACGAGGGACCGTCATATTTTCGAGCCATACGCAGGTAGGAGTTGATGTCATCAACCCTTTGCAGCGCAGCGGCGCGTTGTGAGGCATCCATCATCGCGCTGTACTCGGAGAAACGACCACCAAAGCCAGCCTCAGCAGCCAGAATATCCGTGTAATTCGCGCCGGTGTACGCATAGACCGAATCGACCATCTGCCGAACTTCCTTGTTCGTCGGCTCGAAGTCGTTGTCCCACATGTAATCCGATTCTGCCTCATAGGTGTCATAGTCAACCACGCCATCCTCAAACCATTCGTTGGCGAATGGGTCAGGCTCGGACGGCGTAGGTTTCTGCGGTCTGGTGAGTTTGTAGCCAACACCGCAGCGACAGCCGGGATGCGCAGGTGGGTCCATGATTCCGTTGGAGAACGGCTCGTCGATGTCAACAAGCTCTCCATCAATGGCCCCGCACTTCTCACAGACCCTTTCGTCGTCGGCATCAAGCCAGTAGCGCTTGCTGTCCATACCGACCAAACCTTGCTCAATGCTGTCCTTGACAACCTTCTTCGTGGCTGCGTTGTAGGTGGTTGCCATCTCCGTCTGAGCGATCAAAGCAGCACGTTCGCGGTGCAGCTTCGCCGCATAAACCATCTGCCGCTTGAGGGCTTTCTTGTGAGAAACACCCTGCTCACGGAGCTGGTCGTAGAAGCGTTTTACCATGCCAACCTGATACTGTGTCAGTCCGATGCAAGGCCGGATAGCTCTTGCAAGCTGGTCAACCGTCATGGTGTCGGTCATCGTAGCCTGCCGGACAAGCGTATTGATGGCGTTGAACTGCTTCGTGGAGATCTCCCGAATCAGCTTACCGCCGTGCTTGGTGATGTAATCGTCCATCGCATCCATCATCGGGTCGGCAAAATCGCCGCCGTATTCAAGCAGCAGGTCTTTCGCAGCTCTCTTGATGGCCTTCTGCGCAAGCGGAGCATAGCACTCGCTGAGGTACTGACTGTAATCCTGCTGCCAGTCAACCAGATAGTCGATACTCAGACCGCCGTCAAGGATTGCATCTCTCAGCTCGTGGTATGTGATTGCTTGCTGCTGATCGCCCCACATACGGTAAAGGAAGGTCGCCATGCGCGGGCTTTCACGGTCGATGAACTTAGACAGCCGTTCGAGGACAGAAGCATCGCTCATTCAGCATCACCGCCTTTTCAACCGCTTCTTGGCCTCCTCAGCTTTCTTGGCATCAGCATCATCGTCGTCCTCTTCGGGGTCGATGTCGTCGGTGTCGATCTCCTTTCCCGCAGTCTCTGCATCCTTGCGCTCGCGCTCCTCTCTGCGGCGCTGTGCGCGAGCATCAAGGTCGAACTGCTGGGATTCGAGGCGTTCAGGCAGGCTGGCAATCTCGCGGAGATGGTCCTCAAGAGCTTCGTCCGGCACAATAGCGCCGCAGCCGGTCAGCTCGCGGATGTACGCCGACAGGTCCTTGAGGTTGGGAGCTTCAACGTCACCATGGCACAGCTTCGGGTAGTCGGTG